GTATAGTTCCTTCAAATGCCATAGCTGTCTGTGTGTCATCATTACTATTATACGCCCATACTGGTCGGCTGTCAACAAACTCTAGGTCTACACCGACACCATTGCGTAGCTCAATTGTAAATAGTCTATCAAATATAAACCAACTGTTCATTATTCTTTACCCCCTGCTTCGTTTAACTTCGTATGGTCTTTCAGAACAGCCGATAGAAAGGCAAGTATATCTCTGGTTTTCTCTGCCTCAGCTTCCAGTTCTTCCACCCTTTTCTCTAAGTCTATCACTCGTACTCTACTCATCTTTCATCTCCTTTATTTCAGCTTCCAAGATGTCCCAGTTTGATTCATAGGCACAATCCCAGTTATCCCAGTAACCTGACGCAATATCTTGGTTAGCCATTACGATAGCCATGTGGTTGATACATGGTTCATGGTAAAGCGGTAATTCAATCTGATTTCTCATGGTTTAATCCTCATCTTACCCTCCAATCATAGGAGCAATTAAATATTCGTAGCCTAAAACTAATAGACTGCCCAAAATAAACCCTTCTATAAATGACATTACATATTTCATATCTTAACCTCGTCAAGTCTACCAGTTATGTATCACACCTGCAATAATAAACAGACAGGTAATAAAATTAACTCCAACAACCACCGACCTCACTACTGCTACATGGTCGGCCTCTTGGTTACTCGCACCAGACTTATCGCCCAGTGCTTTCGCCCATACCCGCCACAGCTTCATGGCTTGTCACCAAAGGGTCGTAGTCCAAAATCTATCTCCATATCCGCATTGTAAATCCGTTCCCGCCATCGCTCACCTAGTATCTCCTGCGTGAATATCCTGACCGCTTGTAACTGCTCGTCATAATCTCTCATGGCTTTCTGGAATCCACACCTCTTAGAATAATAATAGCAGGTGTACAGCGTATCCATTTTCTCCTCGTACTTCGCAAATATCTCTGACTTGTTCATTTTTCCACCTCGCCTGTCTCATCTCGCTCTAGGTTTATTATATCCTCTGCTTGAGCGCGTAGCGTCCGATATTCATGATAACCAAACAACTCAACCATAACCTCAACCACACCATCGGCTTTGCCTTCTTCTATACAAGCCTCGGCTGTCTCACCATTTCTCATGTAATATTCTGAGTCAGCTTTAAACTCTCGTTCTAGCTTCGCTAATATCTTCATAATCTCAATATCACTTTTCATTTTAAACCTCGATTGTATGTAATACGTTACTATCAACTATGAATGGTGACTTAGATTGTTTTGCCTCGTTACCCTTCACTCTCAAGCCTACTATTTTACCTTTAGCTTTCAGATTGTCAAGGTCTGATTTATCGCCATCAATAACCTCTCGACCCATGTATGTTTCAGGTAGTCCACCTCGGAATACCACTGTTATCGGTGTATCTGTAGTCAATGCTATCTCGACCTGTTTTCTGTACTTTTTCGCCTTGCTAAAGCTAAACATCAACCCATAATTCTCTGGCATTGGCTTGGTTAATCGCCTCGCCCTCTTGGTGTAGTCGTAGAATTTTATCTCTGGAAATTCCTGCGGAATCCCATGCTTTTCCCATTCTACGTCTGACAATACATTCAGCCTAACTATTGCCTGTTTGCCATGTTTCTTTGCATACTTGGATAAGTTACCCAACTCGCGCCTTAAGTCGCTTAGAAAGCCATCTTGGTCGCTTAAATAGTAGTCGGTTTTCCTTTGCCTCGCCTCGTTGACGCTACTATAGACCTGCGCTAATCCACTAGACTTCAAACAATCCTCAAAACATTCAGCCGCCTTACTCATTGGACACAATTCCACTGTGGGCATCATGCTCAGACCTGCCAGTACCACTGGGTATTCCTCGCCCTTTGCAGTTTTAATCAGCTTGGTGTTGCTATCTCTGGATAATAATTTCATTTTATTTCCTCCGCATAGTCTATCAGCCAACCATTGACGGTAATAATTTCCTGTTCATCATGGCAAAATGCTGTAAATGTATCATCTAGGTCGGTATCAGGTGGGCAACTGATATGTAGATTGCTCCCACCTATCTCAATTTCAAACTCAAGCCAACCCATATTGGTGCAACAATTATCTGTTTTTGGTAGCTTCATTGTTTCGCCCTCTCTATAAGTGCTTCAATCTGAAGTGTCGCGCTAGTAAAGTGCCTTCTTATATCATCATCGCTATCAATCATACTATCAGCCATTGCCGTTGATATTCCTAGTACATCAGCCATCACTACCACTAGCCTATCATCAATTCCACTATATTTTGTCAGATTCATTTACGCCACCAGTTCGTCAATTTCATTCTGTGGTACTTCTAACGCTTCCACCCCATCTAGCCATTTATTGATATGTCTGCTAGTGGTTACACTCCAGAATTTATCTGTGCGTACCCAATCACGACTATCGTTATCCCATGCCGCCACTGGTGTTTCGTAGCTAAACAAAATTCTATGACCGTTGACCTGTAATTCAGTCATATTACTACCTATTGGCTTAATGTTCATATCATATACCTCATATCGGTTGTTTTAATTTATGTAGCCATTATACATCATTCTGTTACGTTGTCAAGCGTTACTTTAAACTTCTGTTAGGCGTTGGCTATATGCCTTATACCTAACTATATAGAATGACTGCTAGTGTTTTAACGTCTTTATCAATGACTGTTTATCAATCTATGGTTACCACTATACAGCAATCTCAGAGATAGTCAATACCAATTTGGAATATAAAATCCATATAACCGAACTAAATCGCATAAGCCTATCGCCTACCTTTAATCATGCGTATGCGCGTTGTATATCATAGGTGTAAACGATTGTCAATACCCTAGCATTAATGATGTATGACTATATCGGTGCAATGGGTTCTATAGTACCCTTAAGCACACTCACACTTGCCCTGTGGATAAACCTGTGGATAACTTGTGGAAACTTGAGAAATCTTTGGGGAGGGGGGGGGAATGAGTCTGACTTTTGTGCTGTGAAGTACCCTCCAATATACAATAAAAGCCAAAAGTCAATAAAAAAGAGTACCTGTGTATACCTGTGTAAGCCATTGATTATACTAATGTTTACTGACCCCCTTATGTATGACAAATAAATATATAAAAGGACGTTGATATAATTAAAAAACATAAGGGCGCGGGGAACTTTTAGCCAGACTCGCGGGTCTAAGTGTCTTAGTATTTAATTTAAAATAGTGTCAGAAAGTTCTTGACTTTTAGTTCTAAATATGGTATAATATAATTGTATTATAGAGTTTAATAAAACAAACTTTAGCCTTAAGCATACTTAAGGAGCATTTGGAAGTGTTATTTAATATTATCCAAATGACACTTAAGTAGTCTTAAGATAACTTAAGGAGAGTGTTTTGACTACAGAACAGCAAGAGCCTGTTGCCGCGAAGCGGAAACGAGGGCGACCAAGAAAAGCAGATATGGTGTCACGCAAGAAGGGGACTACTGGCTTATCCAGAGGCAGACCCAAAGGTGATGCCGCTATAATCAACGAGTATAAAGGTCGGATGTTGTCATCCCCCAAGTCTCGTAAAGTTTTAGAATCAATATTCGATGCCGCACTTAACGATGACCACAAGAATCAGGCGGCGGCATGGAAGTTAGTTATGGATAGAATACTACCTACTGCTGTGTTCGAGAAGGATGTTGTTAAGGGCGCAGGTAGGTCAGCCATCCAGATAAACATCACAGGTGTTAATGGAGAGACAACGGTGGTGTCAGGCGGTGAAGATGCACTGGAAGGAGAAATCATAGATGGCTAAGTATTTTAATCGTGACGAGTTCACTTGTTCCTATACAGGTGAGAACGAAATAAAAGATGAGTTCATTGAAAGGCTTGATGCGTTACGCGAAGCCTGTGGTTTCCCCTTTGTTATCTATAGTGGGTATAGAGCTAAGTCTCACCCAGTTGAAGTAAACAAAACAACCACAGGAACTCATGTACAAGGTATTGCGGCAGACATTAAAGTTACGGACGGTCTACAACGATTTAAGATTGTGGAGAAAGCAATTCAACTTGGATTTACAGGAATTGGAGTTGCTAATGGTTTTGTCCATGTTGATGACCGCAGTGCTGACGATACTACCCCTTATGTAATGTGGGTATATAAGTGACAGAGTTAAATGTCTCGTTACTACCTTGGCAACAGGAAGTCTTTGAAGATGAAACACGCTTTAAGGTTATAGCCGCAGGTAGGCGTACAGGCAAGTCACGGTTAGCCGCTTGGATGCTCCTTATACGAGGACTACAGGCTGAACGAGGTCATGTGTTCTATGTAGCCCCTACGCAGGGACAGGCAAGGGACATTATGTGGCAAGTCCTGTTGGAACTGGGGCATGGTGTCATAACTTCCAGTCACGTTAATAACCTACAGATAAAACTTGTCAACGGCACAACCATAGCATTGAAGGGCGCAGACAGACCAGAAACAATGAGGGGTGTCAGTCTAAGGTTCTTGGTCATGGATGAGTACGCTGACATGAAGCCAGAGGTCTGGGAACAGATACTACGACCTGCATTGGCTGACCAAAAGGGTGATGCACTGTTCATTGGTACGCCAATGGGACGTAACCACTTCTACGATTTATATACATACGCTTGTGTCTCTGATGACCCTACCTTCTCTGGGTATCACTTCACAAGCTACGACAATCCACTGCTAGACCCAGACGAAATTAATGCCGCTAAGAAGTCCATGTCGGCTTACTCTTTCCGTCAGGAGTTCATGGCATCATTCGAGGCACAAGGTAGTGAGCTATTTAAAGAAGAACATATTAAGTTTTCTGAAGAAGAACCAGATGCGGGTGATTACTACATTGCAGTCGATTTGGCAGGGTTCGCTGATGTGGCTAAAGTCACTACCAAGTCGAACAGGCTTGACCAGACTGCTATCTCGATTGTCAAAGCGAATGAAGATGGTTGGTGGGTCGCTAAGATTGTTCATGGCAGATGGGGTGTTGAAGCCACTGCGAGGAAGATTTTTGAAGCTGTCGCGCACTATAAGCCAGTGGCGATTGGCATTGAAAAGGGGGCTTTAAAGAACGCTGTCCTTCCTTATCTAAGCGACCAAATGAAGAAGAACAACCGATTCTTCAGGGTAGAGGAACTAACCCACGGCAATAAGAAGAAAATAGACAGGGTTGTATGGGCTTTACAGGGTAGGTTTGAACACGGAACAATAACACTGAACAAGGGAGATTGGAACACAGAGTTCCTAGATGAGCTATTTCAGTTCCCTAATCAGATGGTACACGATGATTTAATTGATTCGCTTGCTTACATAGACCAGTTAGCCAACATAGCTTATGTGGGTGACTATCACGAAGAAGAACATCAACTCTTAGACGCTTACGCAGGGTACTAATATGCTTAATGAAAACAAAGATGAATTCTCAATAGAACAGAGCCTTGAGGGTTGGGTTCTGGATAAATGCAACGCTTGGCGTGACCACTTCCAATCCAACTACGCACAGAAGTTCGATGAGTTCTACCGACTTTGGCGGGGACAGTGGGCGGCAGAAGATAAGACAAGGGAATCAGAACGCTCCCATATTATCTCCCCTGCTCTACAACAAGCTGTGGAGTCATCCGTAGCGGAGCTAGAGGAAGCTACCTTTGGGCGTGGCAAATGGTTCGACATTGAGGATGATGTAGCAGACCAAGAGAAGCAAGACATAGCTCTACTGCGGGAAACATTATACAAAGACTTCAAGAAGAATAAAATCCGTAAAAGTGTTGCAGAGTGTCTCCTCAATGCCGCAGTCTTTGGTACAGGCGTGGCTGAAGTTGTCCTTGAGAATAAAAAGGAAGTTGCTCCCGCTACTGAGCCTGTCATGGGTGGCGAACTAACTGCGGTTGGTATCAACATTACAGAAAGAACTTGCGTTAAGCTAAAGCCTGTGATGCCTCAGAACTTCCTAATTGACCCACTAGCTACGTCAGTAGAAGAAGCAATGGGCTGTGCGATAGATGAGTTCGTGTCTGGTCATAGTATTGAATTACTACAGGAAGAAGGGATTTATCGTGACGAGCCTGTGGGTCTAGCGTCCTCTGACTTCAACATTGAAGCAGACAAGGACTTGTCCGTATATGATGATAACAAAGTACGTCTTACCAAATACTATGGTCTTGTACCACGCCACTTGCTTGAGGCGGCTCAGTTAGATACGGATGCCGAAGAAGCAGTGGAGACTATTTTTGAAGGCGATGACGACTCCTACTATGTAGAAGCTATCGTTGTTCTTGCTAATGACGGGATACTGCTAAAGGCAGAAGCTAATCCCTACATGATGGGTGACAGACCAGTCCTCGCATTCCCTTGGGATGTCGTTCCTAGCCGTTTCTGGGGTCGAGGTGTATGCGAGAAAGGGTACAACTCACAAAAGGCGTTAGACGCTGAAATACGAGCTAGAATAGATGCTCTTGCCCTGACGATACACCCCATGCTTGCAATGGATGCCACTCGTATGCCCAGAGGTTCTAGACCAGAAGTTCGTGCGGGTAAGGTTATCCTAACCAACGGCAACCCTTCTGAAGTCATACAGCCCTTCAACTTTGGCAATGTAAGCCAGTTGACCTTTGCACAGGCCGATGCACTACAGAAGATGGTACAAACATCTACAGGTGCTATAGACTCCGCAGGTATATCTGGTTCTATCAACGGTGACGCAACTGCCGCAGGTATCTCTATGAGCCTCGGTGCTATCATCAAGCGACATAAGCGTACTCTAATCAACTTCCAAGAGTCCTTCTTGATTCCGTTCGTAGCTAAGGCCGCACATAGGTATATGCAGTTCAATCCTGAACAGTATCCTGTAGCAGACTATAAGTTCCACACATCTAGTTCTTTGGGAATCATAGCGCGAGAATATGAGGTAACTCAGCTTGTTCAGTTACTACAAACTATGTCCCCAGAGACTCCAATGTATTCACAGCTTATCATGTCCATCATTGATAACATGAACGTAAGCAACCGTGAAGAACTTATTGCGGCTATGGAACAAGCCAATCAGCCTAATCCAGAAGCACAGAAAGCTCAACAGGCTGTACAACAATCTGAGCTTGCTTTCCAAGCATCACAAACAGCGGCACTCAATGGTCAGGCTACAGAGTCACAGGCTAGAGCGCAGAAACTTACTAATGAGGCTACAGCAGTACCACTGGAAACAGAGATTGCTCGTATTAAGGCTGTGACCGCTAATCTTAAGGATGGAGATGCAGACGATAAAGAGTTCTCGAAGCGTTTGGAAATCTCTAAGCAACTTCTAAAAGAACGAGAGGTTGCTGTGAAGGAAGTGGGGCAAGCACCACAAGCACCACAAGCACCACAAGCACCACAAGAACCACAGCGTCCTTCACCACAACCAGTAACCCCTATGGGATAATTATGATTACCAATACAGAAATGCAGAATATCTTGAAACAAATCAATGAACTCTTTGAAGGGGTCGGAAAAAGAATAGATGCCGTGGAAGAAGCAGTTAAAAAAACTGAAACTAAAACTAAAAAAACTACGCAGAAAAAGAAATAATACTTGACATTTTACATAGAATGTGGTATAATGTAGTATATAATGTACAAAGTATATTATTAGAAACATAATAAACTAAAAACTGTCCGAAAGGGGAAACAGTATGGATAAAAGAGAACTTGAGCAATACCATCGTAGCTATGAAGAAATGTTCCGCTCAGAAGGTTGGAAGAACTATCTGGAAGATATTAAAAATGGCGCGGAGGTACTTAACTCAATAGAGGCTTGTTCTGACGAAAAAGACCTTTACTTCCGTAAGGGACAACTTGCAGTCATGGCTCACGCCTTAAATCTCGAAGCTCAGATTGAAACAATGAAGCAACAGTTGATTGAAGAACAGGAAGCCGCTTAATGAGTATAATGGCTGATTTTACCTGTACCAACGGACATACTCATGAAAGATTCGTAAGTACGGACACAAAGGAAATGGAATGTCCAGATTGTGACCAGATAGCTAAAAAAGAATTTTCCTGTCCTAAAATAAAGGTGGACAAGAACTCTTGGAAAGGAATTCGTAAATTTGCAAAGCAAAGAGAGAATCACATCAAGTATGAAAGGAAGCAACAAGCGTAGTACAAACTAAGCGTAAGGCTAACTCTCGACCATAGAACCCTTACTTAAATACACCTCCATAATGAGATTACTCACGGAGTTTAATAATGGCAACACTAATAGATGAGCGTCCAGACGTAGACGGACAAGACAACAACCAAGCAGAACAAGCCCCTCAACTTGAGGACACGCTTACAGCACAAGAAGCACCGCAGACTGAAGAACAAACTGATGTACCTGATAAGTACCAAGGAAAGTCCACAGCCGAAATAGTAAGGATGCACCAAGAGGCTGAGAAACTTTTAGGTAAACAGAGTTCGGAGGTGGGTGAGCTTAGACAGGTTGTTGATGACTACATCACGACACAACTCTCCAACACTGAAACACAAACTAAAGAACCTGAAGAAGAAATAGACTTTTTCTCAGAACCCGAAAGGGCAATGGCAAGGGCTATTGAGAATCACCCCAAGATAAAGGAAGCTGAACAAATCAGCAACCAATATCGCCAGACAACGGCTACTACCGCCTTGAAGAATAAACACCCTGATATGCAGGAGATTCTGAAAGACGCTAAGTTCGCTGAATGGATTAAGGGTTCAAAGATTCGTAAACAGCTTTTTGCACAGGCAGATACACGGTATGACTACGAAGCCGCTGATGAGCTTTTCACTAACTGGAAGGAACGTCAGCAAGCATTGGGTAAGACCGTAGCTAATGAGAAACAACAACGTAAACAGACTATCAAAGCCGCCTCTACAGGTAATGCCAGAGGCAGTGGAGAACAGTCAAGCAAGAAAGTCTATAGACGCTCAGACATTATTAAACTTATGCAAACCGACCCCGACAGATATTTAGCTTTGTCTGATGAAATCATGCAAGCGTATTCAGAAGGGAGGGTTCGTAACTAATCTTATTATAAAGGTATATTATCATGGCTAATTCAGTATATGACGCATCAATGGCAGGTTCAACAGGCTTAACGGAGGCAGGTACATTTATTCCAGAGATTTGGAGTGATGAGGTTATTGCCGCGTATGGAAAAAATCTCGTACTCGCTAACCTAGTTAAAAAAATCTCTATGAAAGGCAAGAAAGGGGACACTATCAATATCCCTGCACCTTCTCGTGGTGTTGCTCAAGAGAAAGCAGAAAACACAGCAGTAACAATTCAGGGCAACACTGAAGAAGATGTTTCTATCCAAATAACCGAACACTGGGAATACTCTCGTTTAATCGAGGATATTGTAGATGTGCAAGCACTTGCCTCTCTACGTCAGTTCTATACAGGTGACGCAGGTTATGCTTTGGCTACCAAAGTAGATACTGACTTGTTTGCACTGGCTAAGACTTTCGGTGATGACAACGGC